CGATGAAGACGTCACCACAACGACCACGACGGTTCGCACCGCCACGCTTGGCTCCTCGCTCGCATGGCAGTCGATTGCCATATCGGCAGCGTCATCCGGCGGCCCCAATCAGAACGTGCCGGACCCGTGGCCGTGGGAGCAGGACGATACCGGAGCCGAGTGGAGCGAAATTCATTCGGCTTACGAATTGTGGGTCAACACCAGCAGCATTGCCAAGCCGCTGAACAACGGTGAGGAGGGCCACTACGACTGGGAAGCTGCCGACTGGGGTGCGGAGTGGTTTGAGGACGGATGGGCTCTATTCGACCCTGTATCGGTGCCATCGCAAAGGCCGCTGAACAACGGTGAGGAAGGCCATTACGACTGGGAATCTCCCGATACCGGAGCCGAGTGGGTAGAAGAAGGATGGGCTCTATTTGACCCGGTTGGCGCGTCCGTCAACTATTGCAACGGCGCGGTCCTGCTACAGCACTACGAGTCCGGTTTTGCCGCAGCCAATCCGCTGTATGCGGCCCTGCCGACCAATGCGCTAATCGGCAACGTCATCATCTGCGGCATCACGGTTCGCGGCACGACGGACCCTGGCGCTCCGACGCCCACGGATACGGTTGGCGGCGGCACATGGATTTTGGCAGTTGCGCCGGCAACCAGCACGGGTGCGGAGGTTGAGCGTACTGCCATCTGGTATATGTACGACACCACGGGGTCGGGACACTCGGCTTCGTGGACGTTCACCGGCAGCTTCAAGGGTCGTGGCTTCATTCAGGAATGGTCGGGGCTTGCGGCTTCTTCCCCGTTCGATACCTCCACGACCGTCAATGTCAACTACCTCGCATCGGGCGCATCGCCGGTAACGATCGGCCCGCTGGCCGGGCTCGCGCAGCAGAACGAGCTTGCGATTCTGCAATTTGGGCTCTACGAGTCCAATGGCACTGCGCCCGACTCTGGCCTGCGCACGCCCGCAGGATGGGCGCCGCAGTTTCTTGACACCAACACCAACAACTACGACGGGATCGTTTACTGCTTCGTCCCGAACGTCAACGCCTTCTCCACGCCAAGCGCGACGTTTTCGTGGACGCAGATCGGCACCGATGCGGCGCAGGCGCTCCTCACGACATGGAAGCTCAATTCTCCGTGCCCGCTCAAGCCCGACGAATGGGACTGGGACAGCGACAACCAGAACGAGATTGACTGGCTCGAGGCAGAGTGGGATCTGTTCGAGCCTTTGGTCCACGCTACGGTTCCTTCGCAGCAGCCGCAGGAAACCGAATGGATCGACGACGACGCATGGGATGACTGGTGGCACTGGCTCGACGACTTCTCAGAGGAAGCCGTCTATCCCAACCCGCCGGAAGATGCCTGGGATTGGAGCTACGAAGAACCAGAAGAAGATAGCTTTGAGTACGCGACGAGGTTCCGTCCGAACATCGAACTGGTGCAGACGGTAGTTACTCAGGTAGCTACAAACAGCACGGCAACCGCAACGCTGAACAATGTCAGTCAAGGCAATTTCCTTGCCATTCAGGTTGCATCGTTCTCCCCGGTCGCATTTGTCACTCCGACAGTAACCGATAGCAATGCCAATCAGGTTGCGCTTGTATGGGCTGGCGTCGCTGATCCGGCGACGAATGGAAATGGCTCTGGCATCTGGTATGTCGCCAATGCCACTGCTGGTACGCACACGATCACCGCATCGCTTCCGGCTGTGGATACGGCTGGTGGATACCTGACACTGGTGGTGACGGAGTGGAGCGGCATTGCTCAGGTAGAGCCGCTGGATGTCTATGGCTATACGGTTATAACACCCATAGTCCTCGGCACCACGCTGACGGCCTCGACTTCCAATCCCACGACGTACCCGGTGGAGTTGGTGCTGGCGGTCATCGAGAACGCTGATGTTTCTCCGGTTGCGCTAACTGATCCCCCTGCGGGATTCACTAGCCTCTTTGGTCAGCCGGATGGCACGACGTATCTGGTGATGGAGGCGTCCTACCAGATCACGTCCGGTACGGGTACGCCTTCTGCAACGTGGAGTTGGACGGGGGCGGCAACTGTTGCCGAGGCGGCTATTGCCGCGTTCAAGATCGTCCCTGGAACCCCCATTACTGTTCCTGACGAATGGGACTGGAGCTATGAGGAAGTCGAAGACGAGCTATGGTGGCGCGGCTATGACGACTCGGCCACGCTCGCCGGATTTGCAATCGTCAATCAACTACCGGAGGACGTGTTCCCGTGGGACGAGGAGGAGCCCGATGAGTCGTGGTGGGCTCACCTTGACGATTTCTCTGAGGAGGCGGTCTATCCGCAACCGGCAGAGGATGCCTGGGATTGGGCCTACGAGGAAATCGAGGACGAGTGGACGTGGGCGGTCGACGACAGCGCCACGATCGAGCCGCCGGTCTTCATCGCCATCGGGCCAGAAGACGCTTGGGACTGGGCCTATGAGGAGGTTGAGGACGAGCTTTGGTGGACGTGGATCGAGTACGAGCAGGGCATCAATGCCGGCACGACCCTGCCGTACGTCATCGAGGACGTCTACCCGTGGGACGAGGAGCTTGAGGACGAGGCGTGGTGGACCGGCCTGGACGACTCGGCCACGTTGCAGCCGCCGTTTGTGGCGCCGCAGTCGCCAGAGGATGCCTGGGGGTGGGAGGTTGATCCAGAGCCCGATGACGAATGGTGGGCCGGCCTCGATGACTATGACGTAGAGCAGCCCTTCTTCCCGCCGCAGTCGCCCGAAGATGCCTGGGACTGGGCGCCGGACGACAGCGACGATGACGCGCCCTGGCTGGCCTGGGACGACGGCACCACCGTCCAGAACGGCACCACGCTGCCCTACGTCATCGAGGACGCCTGGGACTGGGCACCGGAGGATGCGGCCGAGGACGAGGCTTGGTGGACCGGCCTGGACGATTACGCGGTCGAGCAGCCGTTCTTCCCGCCGGCCATCCCCGAGGATGCCTGGGATTGGGGCTACGAGGAGCCAGAGGAAGACCTGACGTGGCAGGCGATCGACGACGCCACGACGGTCCAGTTCGTCCCGATCGCCGCCCTTGGTCCGGAAGATGCCTGGGATTGGGCCTACGAGGAGCTTGAGGACGAGGGCTGGTGGTACGGCTACGACGATTTCACCGTCCTGCAACCGCCGCCCAACACCGCGCAGTTTCCCGAGGATGCCTGGGACTGGGGCTACGAGGAGGTCGAGGACGAAAACTGGTGGCATGGATTTGATGACGCCAATATCGTCCAGAACAACAATGTCATCCCCGTGGCGCCGCCGGCCGGGTTCGACCCCAAGACCATGGGGCGCCTGCGCGAGAAGTTGGGCGTCAAGTGGGGTGCCGAGGAGCCCAAGCCGGAGGAGCCGCCCAAGCCCGCTCCGAAGGCCAAGAGGGCGCCCAAGCCAGCCGCGAAGCCGTCCGGGCTGCTGCTCAAGATCCTGGGCAGCGCCGGGATTGGGCCGCTCGAGGTTCCGCCGCCGCGCGCGCCCGCGCCAGAGGAGAAAAAGCCGGCTCCGTTGACAATCGAGCCGGAAAAGTTGCCAATCGCGCCGGCCAAGGTTGACAAAAAGCCAGCGCCTACACCGCCGGAAGACCCCGAAAAGGCTCGCCTCGAGCGCCGCGAGGAGAAGCACCTTGCCCGGATCGCCAAGCTGGAAGCGGAAATCGCTCGCATTACGGAGCGCATGGCCGAGGTCGAGCGGGCGACGGAAGCCGATCTGGACGAGGCCCGCCGTATTGCGGCGCAGCACGCCGCCGCGGCGCGCGCGGCAGAGAACGAGACGACGCGCCAGATCGCGCAGCGGGTCGAGGAAGCCCGGCTGGCCGAGGAGGAGCTACGGCGCGCGCGCAACAACTTGATCGCCGTCCAGGCGGCGATGAATTTGTACTTCCAAAACGAGGACGACGACGATGAGTAGCCTTGCTATGTCCTTGTTCTGACTGTACGATTGCGCCCATTGGGAGGTTCATTTGCAGAGTCAATTGACGAAAGCTGAAATGCAGTTCCTCTCGCGGTTTTCCGCGAGCCCGGACTACAGAATGCTGGACGCAATTTTCAGCAAGGAACTTGCTTCGCTTGACGACGAGTGCAGGACCAAAGAAGCTCCTGCCCTATACCGCAGCCAAGGCGCTGCCCAATGGTTGGTCGCCTTTGGGAAGAAGATGGTTACGGTGAAGGAAGAACTCGAGAGGTTGGAGGTGGGCCAGGCGCGTCGCCCCCACCCACCGGTTAACGCTGTGGCCGGACAATCACAGCAATCCACGATTCGGACGACAACCTACAGACCCTAGGATCGGCTATCAAGGAACCCCGTGAACGCAAACCCGAATGTTGACAAAGGTCCCCGTATCCCGCGACAGGTAGTAGCGCAGGCAGCACGCGCGCGAGCCTTGTTGGGAGAAGGGCAAGATCCAATTCCCGAAGCAACCCAATCTGCTGAACCGGCCAATGCGCCATCAGCACCTGCTCCTGTTTTCTTCACCGCAGAAGAACTGCTCAAGGCCCCCGACAAAGAACGGGATCAATCTCGCGACTATTGGTACGCTCGCTCGCAAGCCGTAGAAGGCTTTCGTAGAGACGAGAACGCACGCAGTCGCGACAAGATCACCAAGCTTGAGGCCCAGGTGCAGTCTCTTTCCGCAAAAGTGGATGAGCTATCCAGCAAGCAACAAGCATCAGCGCAACCTGCAATTGATCTGCGCCAGCACTTCAACGAAGAAGAGATCGACTCTATCGGTGAAGAGCGCGCCGCGGCCATCCTTCGGGCGGCCATGTCGTCTACTGAATCCATCGTGCGTCAACGAATCGACGCGGCGGTAAAGCCGCTGCTTGATAAGAAAAACGCCGATGAGCAGAACACCGAGGAACAGTTGCAAGCCAAGTTCATCGAAGACCTCACCGAGGGTTTCCCAACGTGGCAGGTCACCGACAAGGACGTGCGCTGGCTCAAGTGGCTTTCTGGTAAAGACGAAAACTCAGGCATGATCAGGCAGCGTCTGGTCAACATTCACCGCCAGGATCGCAACGCGTCCGGCATCGTGAAATTGCTCAACGAGTTCGTCTCATCCCTTTCGCCGGCGCCGGTTCAGCCGCTCCCAGAAACGCCAGCAGCGATTCTTGGGGGAAGCCCTGACGAGCCGGTTCCGGAGAACCCATCCTTCGTGGAAGGTCGGGCCCTCACGGAAAAGGAAATCAAGGACGGGTACAAGAGGAAGTCGCTTGGCAAGATGACCAGGGAAGAGGCTCTACGGTTCGACAAACAGGTTGCCGCGCAGATGCAGCAGCAAGGTCGTTCTTAGAGCGCCGCGCTGTGTCTGCGCACTGAACAAACCCTATAGGAGAAACACATGGGCGGTCCAGCGCGCACTGGTGGGTATCCGCAATACGATCCCACCGGCACAGTCAATTTCAACCCCGTCGTTTACAGCGGCAAGCTGGTTGAAAAGTTTTACAAGACCACCGTATTCGGTGAAATCGCCACCACGGATTACGAGGGCGATATCTCCGGCTATGGTGCCCAAGTCGTCATTCGTACCGTGCCCGACATCACCGTGTCGACGTACGTCATTGGTAACGGCCTCACCCCGCAGTTCCCCGCTCGCAACAGCGTCACGCTCAACATCAACCAGGCCTACAGTTTCAACGTCGGCCTGAACATCGTTGACGTGCGCCAGTCCGACGTTGATCTGTCGGACGTGTTTGCCAACGACGGTTCGATCCAGCTAAAGATCGCAGCTGACGCGGACATGCTTGTCACGATCCCCACCCAGGTGGATACCAGCAACACCGGTAACACTGCGGGCCAGGACTCTGGCACCCTGTACCTCGGAACGCTTGCGTCGCCGCTGACGATCATTCCGACCGGCACCACTTCGACCACGACCGAAACCGTCATCGATCACATCACGTTTATGGGCCAGGCCCTGGACGAGAACAACGTGTCCGATGAAGGCCGCTGGCTCGTGGCGCCGCCCTGGTACATCAACCTGATAAAGCGTTCCGATCTTCGCATCGCTTCGCTGGCCGGTGATGGTGTGTCCGTGCTGCGCAACGGCAAGGTTGGCGTTGTTGATCGTTTCAACATCTACCAGTCGCGCAACGTGGCGAAGAACACCAGCGGCACCACCAGCTGGTCAGTGATGTTCGGTCACTCTGCCGGCCTGGCGTTCGCAGCCCAGATCGTCGAAGCACAGATGATTGACAACCCGAGCGACTTCGGATACCTGATCCGCGGTCTTATGGTTTTCGGTTTTCAGGTCATCGGCGCGACGTACATCGGCACGTCGTACTGCCACCCGTAAGCTGATCCCCCGGCGGCGACGCCGGGGTAAAGGCTTTCAATGGACAACTAAGGAGATCAAGATGTCCAACGTAAAGAAGGGAATGGGTGCAGGCGTTCCGGCGGAACTGCAAACGCCCGGTATGACCGGCATGGTCAAGCTTCCTCCCAACACGATCGAGAACGAGATTCGTGGTGCGAGCGGAAAGGCCAAGATGAACTTCAAGCACAAGCCGCTCGGACCTGAGCACCATTACGAGGACGGGGAAATGGTTGATCCCGCCAACGAAGAGGACAAGGGATCCGTGATGGGCGGCAAGGTCGGCATCAAGGGAGACAAGGGCCACAAGGCTGCAGGAACGGGCCGTACTGGAACCATCAAGCACCGCTCCACTTCTGGTGCCCCTGGCCATACGATTACCGGCAACTGATCGCCGCGCAGTAAAGATCCTGGGGGGCGCGGTGTCCCCCAGGCCCTCTTCATGGGAGAACACCGATGGCAGATCTAAAGGAACGAAGCGAGTACAAGCCGGACAAGACTATCGTCTGCATCAGAGACGACGGCTATATTTGCATGGCAAACCAGAACGGGATCCAACTCAGCATGGGCAGGTTGCGTCCATACAATGGCGACCTTGACGCCTCCCTTGAGGAGCGCATGGCGTACATTCGTGGAGACCGTCCTCGCACGAAAGACCTGGCGTTCAGGGAAGAGCTCGAGAAGGGCGAAGCGGACATTGAAAAGATGGACCGCGGTCAACTTATCGAATACGCCATGGACGAGTACGGGCTTAACCTGACGAAGGGGAAGCTTACGGAAGCAGACATGCGCGGCAAGATCATTGAGGCCCGCATGCTACTGAAAGTACCAGCCGCCCAGGAATCGCCTGGCATCGGCGCATCAGCATAGGTGAACCATGCTAGTAGGCGAGGTCGTCAGTTCGGCGCGTGCGGAGCTCCTGGATCCAACCCCAACGACGTGGTTGGATCCTTCCATGCTCCTATGGCTCAACGACGTCCTTGCCGCTGCGGTTAGCCTCAAGCGTGACATCAGCCCGGTAGTGGCAACCTGCCCGCTGGTTTCCGGCTCCGTGCAAAACCTTCCGGCCGCCACCGGCCAATACGGTTCCTATGTCCAGTGCATGGAACCGCTGTACAACACGGCCAGCCTGAACGCTGTGAACAAGGCCGGCATGACGCTGATACAAAGGCGCATACCGAACTGGAGAACCATCACCCAGACCACTGACGTAACCGACGTCATGTTCGACGACCGGTCTCCGACGGTCTTCCATGTTTACCCCCCGAACAACGGGAGCGGTTCACTGCAGATGCTGGTAGGTGGGGTACCGTTCATGTCGGGTGCTGGGGTGGCGACTCTGAACACATCGACGACGGTCATACCGATCCCTGACAACTACCGTCAGGCGATAGTGCATGGACTTATCAGTAAGGCCTTGGCATCGCAGACGCGGCGCCAGGATACTCAGAAAGCCCAGTTCCACTGGCAGATTTTCGAGGGCATGATCCTGGCATCCAAGATCGCTATACCTGAGGCTACTCCGCGCCTTAGTGAGAAGGAGCAAGCCTGATGTCCAGCGGCACGTTCTCATTGATGCCGGGGCCAGCAAACCCTGCCCTCGACGCGGCAACTTACGGTGGCACCCAGACCGCGGGCTTCTTGACGCCTGGTACGACATTGATATCGCAACTGGCTTTGGACGTTGCATCAACAATCAAGGACTGTCCGATACCGATCGTCAACCTGGCCTACACTCGTGCGGCTCGTGAGTTTACTCGGCGCAGTTTCTTTCTTAAGCGCAACGTGACCAACGCCGCTCTCACCATAAATCAGCCGGTCTACAACTTCTCTGGAGATGCATCGCTCGAGGTTATCGGCATCAACGCCGCGGCTGTGCAGCAACAGAACGCAACCTGGGTAGACTTGCGGCCGGCTGATGCCACAATGTACGACCCCAACATGATAACGGATCTCCCAACCTGGTATTCGTACATACCGGAGGGCATGATCCAGTTCTACCCGACGCCGAACTACGCGTTCCTGACGAACGTTGAGATCGTCGTTCAGACGTCCATCAACGCAACGACGATCCCCAACGACCTGGTGTCTCGATGGAACACATACATCGAGGCCGGCGCACTGCAGTTCTTGTTTGAGATGAACAGCCAACCGTGGTCTGATCCTGTAGCAGCTGCTCGCAATGCCGAACTCTTTCAAGAGGGGGTTGGCATGGCGCGCTCTTGGAGGGACCGCGGCTATCAGAAGGGGAGCGTGCGTGCAACTCCGCGTCCTTTCCTTGCGAGGTAATCCGTGGCCATCGATGTCGGTACATTCAAGGGCGAGGCTCCCCGTATAGCTCCTCGCCTTCTGCCCAACGACATGGGGCAGAACAGCGCCAACGCGCGCCTGATATCCGGCAACCTGGAGTCGTGGAAAAACTTTTCCACAGTCACCAGCCAGGGCATAGTCACAAACCCAGTCACCATCTATTACTTGGCAGACCAGGTGTGGTTGACCTGGAATGCAACGCAGCTTACGTCACCGGCCATAGAGGTCGACGTAGCCAAAATGGCTATCGCCGGAGACAAGTCTTACCGCACTATATTCACCGGAACCGACGTGCCGCGGTTCACTGACATAGGACTTTCTTCAGGTCTTACCGGCCCAGGAGCCTCCATCACTTTCCCGGTATACAACGGGAACGGCGCTTCTGGGCTTGTTGGTGCCGCGCCATCTGGTGTGTCAAATCTTGGCACAGGAGATTTCACTGTTGAGGCATGGGTCTATACGGCCATTGGAACCACGCAACAATTGGCTGGCGTGTGGAACCTCAGTGGCAGTCAACGTATATGGCAAATAGTTTTTTCAACTGGTGGATGTTCTTTAATACTCAACAACAACGCGACGACCATCAACAGTGGCGCGTCTTTGATAGCTTCAAACACATGGACGCACCTTGCAGTTGTCCGAAAGAGCGGCGTCGTCACGATCTATTTCAACGGCGTCTCCGTTGGCACCGGCGCTTACGCCTCAAGTATTTCATCAACCGCTCAGCTTGCTCTGTTCGTCAACAACGACTCGACCGGTGGCCCGACGTGGTACGTCAACGGAAACATCAAGGACCTTCGTATTTCAAATGTTGCCAGGTACTCAACGACGTTTGTTCCTCTGCCGCCAAACTCAATGTCGACGGACTCGAACACGATCGTTCTGATGCAGTTCAATGGCGCAAATGGATCGACATCCTTCCCTGACGCTGCCGGCAACTTCGTGCCTTCAGCACTGGGTACTCCGACCATCGCCAATCCTGGTCCTGCTTACGTCACCACCAATCAGCCTGTGACGGGGTCTTCGACCTTGGGTGCTGCGTCTGGCCCTTACCCAACCTACTCGCGCAAGCTTGGAGTCCCCAACCCGACCGTGCCGGTGACCAATCCGTTTTTTGTACCAGCGGTCGTAGGATCTGGATCGGTATCAATCACCGAAACATTTGACGGTGCATCCAACTGGAACCTCGTAAGTGTTCCCGGCTATTCGTTTGGCATCATATCGATCACCGGCGGCAACCCTGGAGCGTGCCTTCAGACAAGAAGCATTGGCAATGTAACTGGTTTTGGTTGGAAGACTCAGGCGATACTGAACACGGCTCCTATCACCATGTCCGTGAATTTCGCCGTTCAGCGTCTCACGAACGACTACCTGCTTTACTCGTACATCGATTTTTATTTCAGCCTGGACACAGGTGGGAGTGGGTCAATGATCCGCCTTCACCACACCTCAACCGGTGTGCAGGTGATATGGCAGGCGGTGAACAACGGAGCCCCGGCCTCCATCATCAATCAGACGAGCATTGCTTCTGCTTCCATATCGACCTGGCAGACCGATACCGATCCAAACTGGACTGGAGCTTTTCGGGCTGGCCACTGGTACACGGCTTCTTTCACTATCACACCTGCAAGTCCAGTGAGCACCTCGACGATTGCCATGACCATATCGGATGGATCAACGGTGATCACCGCGTTCACACTGTCTCAGGCAACCATGCCAAACGCTGGTTCTGGTTTTGGTATGGGCTGCATGCAGGTGGCAGGACAATCCTTCCCAGATTGGGCTGAGGTCTGGTACGACAACTTGCAACTGTCCGGCACTGGCCCAGCATCATCCTCATCCAACCTCGAGTACACCAGCTACGTCTATACCGTGGTCAACGATCTGGGCCTTGAGTCAGGCCCATGTCCGGCAATGATCACATCGGACGGATCGGGTACTTTGCAGCGCCCCATCAACCAGGCGGTGTGCGTTCCGCTCCCTTCAAGCCTTTCTGCAACCGGCGTCGACTCAACGTACTTCCAGGGTGGTGGAGCCTCCATACCTAACGTCAACCAGGTGACTGGCGGCGTGAGTCCGAGCATGAACGTGTACCGCGCTGTCACTGGATCAACAGGCACCGCCTTCTTGCTCGTTGCAACAGGGATAGGTTTCGGGACCGTCACCCAGGTTGGGACATCCGGCGCTACCGTGCCAGGCACATTCACTTCAGGAATAGTCGACGCGCTCCCGGATGCGGCCTTGGTGACCGCGATAGCCTCAACTGCATGGTATCCACCGCCAGTGAACATGCAGGGCATCCTGGCCCTTCCTAACGGGATCTATGCGGGGTTCGCCGGCAACCAGCTGTGCCTGTCTGCCCAGGGCGTACCGCATGCCTGGCCTATAGCCTACCGGCTCACGTTTGACTGGGACATTGTCGGGATCGAGGCGATCGACTCCACCGTTGTCGTCTGCACGAAAAAGTTCCCCTACTTGTGTTCAGGGCAGACCCCAGACCAGTACTCGCAGACCAAGGCAAGCTACGCATACGCTTGCGCGAGCAAGCAGTCGATCCAGTATCTCAAGGGTGTCGGTGTTGTATTCGCCACGTTCGAGGGATTGGTCGCCATTGCTGCTCCAGGAAGCGAAAGACTGCTCACGGAGACTCTGTTCACCAAAGATGAATGGCTCGCTCTGAATCCGGCATCAATGATGGCCGTGATAAACGATAACCGGTATTTCTGTTTTTACACGATATCCGGAGGAACCAACGCGGGCTTCTATCTGGACGTCAACGCTGCCGGTTCCGGCAAGGTGTCGCTCGCGTTCCACGCCATAGCGCGGTACAACGATCCCTTGACCGATACTCTTTATCTTGTGCTTGACTCGAACCCGACGCCATGACAACTGTTTTGCTGATGCACTTTGATGGTGCCAATGGCTCAACGGTGACCACGGACGTCGCAAACCCGTCCAGGTCAATCACGTTCTATCAAGGACCAAGTGCGCCTACGACGTCTTGCTTCATAGATACATCGACAGCAAAATTTGGCGTTTCTTCATTCACAGGATTGAACCCCGTAAACAACGGACCGCCTGGTCTGGTATTTGGAACTACAACTGATTTCAATTTTGGCACCGCTGATTTCACCATAGAATTTTGGATGAACATAACAAGCGGAAGCGCGACCACTGGCAATACGATATTCAACCCTTGCGCATACATTGGCGCCGCAGCAACTGGCAACGAGCCATCGCTGTATATACAAAACAATCCACCTGGTGGCTTGCGCTTTTCGAACTCGGCAACTACGCAGAACCTTATCGGCACCAAAGTTATCGTTCCTGCATCAGGATGGCACTCTGTCGCAATATCCAGAGCATCGAACGTAAGCAGGCTTTTTATTGATGGTGTCCTGGACGTTTCAACAGCCGACAATTTTAATTACAGCGGATACGACGTATCGAACGCTTTCTTTTTCCAGACGTTCACCCAGAACTACATCAACTACGACGAGCTACGCGTAACCAAGGGAGTCGGCCTATACACGGCAAACTACACGCCGGCGACGGCTCCTTTCTTCTATGTGCCAACCGCTCCAACAGGGGTGATACTAGCTTTCAACAACGATCAAGCAAACCAACTTCCGTATCGTTGGAAGTCAAAACGTTTCTTCGTGCCATGGCCAACCGCTTATCAAGTTGCTCGTGTTTCCGCTGACAGCTACCTCAACACAACTTTGAATCTTTTCGCTGACGGAGTGCAGTTTGCTAGCGTTCCGATAACCAGTCAGTACGAGTTCCGCATACCAAGCGTGACGTGCTTCAAGTACTTCGAGTTTGAGATAGTCGGCACAGACAAGGTTACGCGAGCCCAGTTTGCTGAAGACGTGCAGGAGTTGACGTAGTCATGTCAATAGTAAACGTCCTAATGCATTTTGACGGGCCCAATGGTTCAACGTCTTTCGTGGACTCTGCTGGTCTATTTGTTCAATCAACCAATGTTGGTTGCAGCATTAGTACGGCCCAATCTAAGTTTGGTGGATCATCATTGTCTGTTCCGGTGTCAGGCAATTACATGGTCGGCATTTTGCCGCAGGGTGCTCTTGATTACGGGTCCGGAGATTTCACTTTAGAGTTCTGGGTCTACGCCATAAATTTTGGATCGGTCAACACAAACTATCCTTACGTTGTAGCTTTGCAATCCGCTCTGAGCCAAGTGGGCCTGCAGTTTTTTAGCAACTCTGGTGGAACGACAGTTCAAGCTCAAATAGCAATCAACGGTTCGTACCAAAATACCGCTACGGTTTCTCTTCCAGCGAACGCCTGGGCTCACGTTGCCCTTGTTCGGTATCTTGGCAACTTCACTTTTTATTTGAACGGCGCTGTTGTTGGTGCCATATCCAGCCCTGGTTCCATATTCCCTTTGGGCAATACTGCGACGTTGCAATTCGGCGGGTTCAATCCAACCGGCTCAGCTTTTGTTGGTTATGTCGACGAGTTGCGGTTAAGTGCTATAGCTCAGTACACGGCCGCATTTACTCCGCCAACATCGGCGTTTCCAAACCCCTCTTACACCAACACGTCGATAGTTTCTTTCAACGCTAATTCTGGCGCTCAACTTCCGTATCGTTGGAAGTCCAAGCAGTTTTATCTTCCGTGGCCAACCGCATACATGTTCTGTAGGGTGACGGCCGACAGTTATGCAAGCACAACCCTCAATCTTTTTGCTGACGGGACCCAGTATGGTGGCAACATACCGGTGACCGGACAAAATGAATTTATCCTTCCGCAGCCACCTGGAGGGGCCTGCGTAAGGTATTTTGAATTCTCGTTGTCAGGGACTGACAAGATCAACCGGGTGCAGTTCGCCGAGGACATAGAGGATCTGATGTGAGCGGCAAGGTAGGATTCCCCGCCATCAACCTTCCGCACGGAGCAGACCGCGCGGTGCTTGCTGCTATAGACGCGATACGTCAGAGGCTGACCGCTTTGGAGGCGGCCGTGTCTACCGCGACAAAAACATCGCAAGCCTCGATCACGGCGCTTCAGACGTCGGTCTCAAGCATATCGTCTGGTTCGTCGTCAAGCACATCGAGCACCACCAGTTACAAGGCAGGCGTGGCCATCACGTCTGGCCAGGCGGTCTACGAGTCATCGAGCGGATACGTTTCCGTTGCGGACCCAACCATCTTGTCCCAGTCGTACGCGATCATTGGGATAGCTCAGAGCAGCGTTGCTGCTGGCGCCGCGGTGACGGTGGCCACCCAGGGCCAGGTGGCAAATGTCCCAGGCTCATCGTTCGCCCCTTCGTACCCGGTATTCTGCGGCCCGGCCGGCGCGCTCACCCAGACACCAGTGAACGGTTACCCTGCCCTGCAGGTGGGGGTCGCCCTGAGTGCTACCGCGGTTGAGGTGCAGCCTGACCAGCAGCTGATCACGGTCATGCTCAATGGGGCTACGGTGGGCTGGCGCCGACAGATCAATTTCGTTAACGGGTCCGGCGTGTCTTGGACGGCCACCGACAATGTCGCCGCCAACCGCATCGAAGTCACGATCAACCAATCGATCGTTGTGCTTCCGCCTGCTCCCTTGCAGGACGAATGGGACTGGGAGGCTGAGGCAGAGGTTGATTCTCTTTCGACCTGGCAGACCATGCCTGCAGATACAACGAACAACCAGACGCCTGGCGGTTGATGGTGACATTGTGGTGCCCCTGGGATTATCATTAGCAAGGTTCGGTTGCGTCCGGCGCGAACAGCGTTGGATAGCCGGTTGGCTATCTTTCGTTTCAAAAATGGTGCCGGCTTAAATGGGACTCTTCGGCGGCGGTGAAGTCGGACCAACACCTCAAGAGCAGGTGCTGGCAAGCACGTTCACCCAGCAATTTCAGGATTACCAAAAGCGTTGGCTTCCTATAGCCGACCACCTGGGCGACGTCGTCTCAAGTATGGCGCCCGGCAAGGATTCCTGGCAGCGCGCTGAGGCTGAAGGCAAGGGCAATGCCGACACGGCGATGGCCTTTGCGCAGGACATGGCCCAGAGAAGCGCATCGCTTTCCAGTGGCGTCAACGCTGGCTCGTCAAGGTTCAAGCTTGGCGTGGCCGGCGCGGCCACCGCCGAGGCCGAGAGCAAGGGCATCTCAATTGAGAGCGGCAACCAGCAGATAACCTCTGCCTATCTAAAGGGGCTCCAGTCTCTGACGGCGCAGGGCGGCAAGCTCGCGGCAGGGGCCACGCAAGGCATGGACATGGCCGCCCAAATAACAAGCCATGAGGCCATCAACAACGCCCAGGTGCAAAATTCAGCGAACTCCGGAGCCATGCAAGCGGTTGGCTTTGGCATCGGCGCGCTGGGCGCATCGGCCATGAGTCCGTCCCCTGGTGGCGGCCCGATGACAGACCTGGGCGGCGGATACGGCCTGCAGATACAGCAGAACATGGCGCAGGGTGGCGGCACTTCTTTCGGCGCCGGCAGCGTCGAGAACCTTCCAGGGGTATGACATGGGCATCGGATCAGTAGCCACGCAAATTGGTGCGGTGAGTCAGCAGGAGTGGAGCACCTATCTTCAGCATTTTGTGCCTTACGAGAATCAGTTGATCCAGTATGCGATGGATCCGAACCAGGTGACGCAGGCAACGTCGCAGGCACTCGCGACGCAAGAGCAGGCCAACTCCCAGGCCACAGGAATACAGGCCAACAACCTCGCTCAGATGGAGACGTCATTGACGCCTGAGGAAAAGGCGGCGGTCGACAAACAGCGAGGCCTGAGCAATTCGCTGGCCAACGTGCAAGCGCAGAACAAAGCAAAGGACGTCACGGTCGCCAATCAAATGGGCGTCATGGGCAGCCAGGCAACAGGCATAACGGGAGCACTCTGATGGCAGGAATCGACCTATCTCAGTCTGACCTGGCGCGCGGTGGCGGCTTGCTCGAAGAGGGCGGAGCGCAGATTCAACGCGTCAATCAGATGGGTGCTGCGGCAGCCCAGTCCGAGAGCGAGCGCACGATGTACAACTCTCACGTCCAAGCGGGCAACAAGGCCGGCATCAGCCAGGTGCTTGGCGCAGTTGGATCAGCTGCAGGCATGGCGTTTGGTGGGCCGGTGGGTGCCGCCTTGGGTGGCATGGCCGGCGGCATGATCGGGAGTTCACTCTAATGTACGGGATGGGCGGCGGCTTCGGGAACATGCCCTACCAGAGCCCAGGCTCTTCGATCCTGTCCGGGATCCAGGCGGGTGCTGGATTTATCGAGCATGCGCAAGCGATGCAGGACGCGCGCGAACAGCACAACTACGAGCGAGCGCGCGAGGACAGGCTTGACCAGATGCACCAAGCCCAGATCGATTTTACGCAGCGCCATGTTCAAAACGAGGAAGACCGGCAGCACTGGAACGACGTCCTGAACTGGGCCCAGGAGCAGCAAAAGGAACTTGAGAAGGTCAGTGCTGCCGCAGAGGCCCACTACCCAGGCGGGTTTGCTGCCTATTCGCAGACGGACGATTACAAGACCAATTTCGAGCCGATCAAGAATCAGATCAATGCGGCTCGAGGAGCATACGCCAAGGGCGTCATGGCCCCGCTTGTGGTGGCGGGAAACAACGCCAACAAGGATTTCGTCACGCAGCTGGGCACCGGCAATGTCGATGTGCATGACCCATCGCAGGACGGCAACATGCACAAGTTGTTTACCGGTTGTGCCGTCGACCCACAGCGCGCCCTTGTCGCTGATGGTCAAACGAAGTCGCCGCTGCAGCAAAACCTGGACGCCATGCACGATGCGTTCGGTGACTACGCATCGACGCAGGATCCGAGCAAGCTTACTGCGGCCACGCAGACGCTGTACGGTGATCTCATCAATACGCACCTGAACTCTGTCGATGCTGCTGGACACGCCGTCACCGCGCGTTCGTTGAACGGATTGGTGCCTTCGCTAGACGGCACCGGATTTCATCCGGTCATCCAGACAGATGCGCAGGGCTACAACGGCTCGACCAGCACGACGCCGGCCGCGCCGCCCGCTACGGATCCCCACGATCCGGATAGCGGCCTGTCGATCTGGACCCCGCAGAGCATCATGGATCGCACGGGACGGCTCAACGCTATCTCCACCATGCTCGCCAATAGCCCGCAGTTGCAAGAGAGCCTGAAGCGTTCATGCGCGAACCCTCCGCAAGACTCCCTCGACTACGCGCACGCCGCCACCGGTGCTGGGTTCAACCCGCAGCAGCTGTGCGGGCCGCCGATCAAACAGGACGACGGTACGCTGCGCATCCCAGCGACAGACCTTAACGGCAGGCAGACCGGGCAGACCACGACGGTGCCATCGAACGTCACGCCGTTTTCGCAGATCGCACCGTGGTTGCCGGCGGCGCAAAAGACCACTGCAGAGCAAGACGCGATAGAGGCGCGCAAGCGATTGGTCGGAACCAAACGCGCTGACGGCTCCGTCATTACCCAGCAAGACATTGATGCAAAGACCGCCGGCATCGACCTTGGCGGTCCTGAGGCCAGCAAACCGATAGCTTCGATTGCCGAGGCCAACCAGGTGGTGGCCGACAAAACGGTTAACCCAACCACCGGCAAGCCGTTCAAGAGCGCCGGCGAATATCTGGCTTGGGCAAAGGGTGGCGAGCGCGCGGCCGAATTTGCGCGCAAGGAAGCCGACAAAGCAGAGGGCGGATTGAAGTTGGACACCGCCAACGCGCCCGTGCGCGCCAAGGCGGATGCTGATGTCGCAATGAATGGTGCTGGATTTTGGGAGCGCACGGATCCAAAGACTGGCCTCAAAGGTTTTTTCAAGAAAAGCCCAGACGGCAAACAGTGGATTCCACTTGACGCCGATGAAGAATCGAAAGCCACCGGCATTAGAGACAAGGCCTACATCGATAGGCTGAATCAATTGCATACCCCTGGCGGTGGCATTGGTCCGGCAGCTGCTCCGGCTCCGGTGCCGGGCGGCGGCGGGATCTTCAATGGTGGCGGCGGTGGCTCGGCGCCCGGATCCTTTGCGGCCGGCGTCCAGGGTAGCGTGACCGATGCTCCGGCCGGTGGCACCGGCGCCACGCGGGTCAACAGCACAACCGCAGCGCCGGACCCTGGAGCGACGGCCGCGGCAACCTCTCCCAAGGTCGTGAAGTTCACTGACCTGAAATAGCCATGGACGTTCAACTGCCAGACGGTACTACGGTTCAAGGCGTGCCCGATGGCATGTCCAAGGCGGACCTGTTCGCCAAGTTGCAGGCCAACGGACACCCGGTATCCCAGGACTGGCTCAAGCCGCAGCCGGAGCCAGATGCTGTTATCCCGCCCAGCGGGGTTACCGGCGTGGCGCGTGACCAGGAAGATGCGCCACGGCCAGAGGGCGGGATCGGCGCTGACCTTGGTTACATCTACGAATCGTTTAAGCGCACCTACGGGACATTGACCAAGTCTGGTTCCCTGGCCGGCGGTATCCATGCGGCGGTCGGAAACTTGGTTGGCAACGAAGACATGGTCCAGCGCGGTATACGCGAAGTAAAGCAGGCCCAGCTAGAGGCGGAAGTTACTCATCCTGAGATGGGTCACGGGATCGGCGAGAAAGCTTTTGATGCAGCCGCCGGCGTCGCGGTGTCGGCTCCGGCGGTGGCCGCCAGCGTTATTACGGGCAGCGTCATACCGGCGGCGGCGGCTTTTGGCTTGCAAGCTGGTGGCGAAGAAGTGGCCAACGTATCGGCGCGTGGCGGCAGCCGGGCTGAAGCTTTGGGTGCGGGCATTGGGGTAGGCGCCGTCAATGCCGCCGCTGGCGCTATCCCGGTAGGAAGGTTTATCGAACGCCTGGGTGGGGCCAATAGTTTGCGCAAGTTTGTCGCTGACGCGGCCGTCAACAGTGGCCTTGGTGCGGCCTCCTCGGTTGTGTCATCGGCCATCGATGCGGCTGTGGCCAATCCGGACATGACCTTTGAGCAGTGGGCCAAAACGCTGCCGCAACAGATCCAAGATGCTGTCATTGGCGGCGTGGTCCAGACCGCCGCTTTTGGCGCGGCGCACAAGGCGGCCAGCATAGTGGGCGGCCGGGCTACCCCGGAAGATCAAGCCCGTCAGATCCAGGAACTCCTAAACGGACAGACGCCGACGCCGGCCCCGCAAACGCTGGAAGGCCGCCAGGAGGCTCCAGAAGGGGTCACAACCGTCGAGAAACTCCGGGCAGTAGCTCCGGAGCCCGGCGGCATTGGAATCGAACCTGGGGCTCCTACGGGCCCTGGGAAGGGTGCGCTTTCGGATCAGGAGCAGTCCCGCCTGGCTGATCTCACCCGCAAGGCCGAGGGCACCCGGATTACCATCGCTGACCAGCAGGCACGGGAAGCTGGCCGTAAAGACGCCACGGTTGAGGTTGGGGAGCATGCGCAATTTCTCACCGACGCCGAACGAAACGAATGGAAAAACCTGCGCGATCGCGCAGCACAGTCTGCCGCGCCGGAGTCCTCTCCGACTGGAGAGGTAGAGCCGCCATCCTCTGTCCCAAATTCCGGCGCGGCAACCGAGCAAAAAGGCAAGACCAGCAAAGATCTCATAGAGGAAGCGCGCGACCGTACCAGCCTAGAACTGCACGGCCTGGGCCCGGAACACGGGCTAGACCTGACCGAGGTGCGCGAGGCGCTGCACAAAGATCCTGACGCAGTCCAGGCTGCTGCAGAGCAGCATCCGGAGCACGGTCCCGGATTCATGGCAGAGATAAGGAAAATCAATGAACCCGATACCGCAACCGATCGGCAGCGCGAGCCTGGTGCAGGCGGCGCAAGCGATGAGTCACGACCAGCTGGCGAGGTTCAAGAACCAGCAGTACGTCGAGCAGCTGAAGAAACCCAGCCCGTGGAAGCAGGGAGGGACGCCGTACGGGATCAACAAGGCGGTGGCACCACCGACGGCGGCGAGCATCCTCAAGCCGGACCAGAGGTTCAGCAATCCGGGTCTGACCGCGGCGGAGCGGCCGGAGCCGACCAAGGAAGACCTGTAGACGAGTACGAGCCGCAGCGCGAGGGCGAGACCACCAAGGAATACCTCAAGCGGGTGGTCGACAAAAAGGAGCGCCCGACCGAACTGCCCGAGGACCACGGGGCCTACTTCAACCTGACGCCGGACACGCACACGGTAAGCCTGGACGACCTCTTGTCGACCAAGACTGAATCCGAAAACAAGCAGGGCCTGGAGAACGCGCCAAAGCGCATGGAGGCGGCAGCGCGCGGCGCGGTGCCTCGTCGCGACCCGATCACCGTGCGCCGGCGCGCGGATGGCAAGTTCGACGTGGTCGACGGCAACGGCACGGTCACGACCGCGCGCGAGTTTGGCTGGAAGAAGTTGCCCGTGCGGATTGAAGGCGAGGAAGGCGCGCCAGCCAAGGACGCCAACACCCACTTCACCGGGGTATCGCTTGACAGGATCATCCCCAAGCCGATCATGGACCGGGTCCGCAAGTTCCTGGAACAGCCCAAGCCTGAAGGTCCCAAGCCTACGCCGGAGCAGTTTGTCGAAGGGCGCAAGAGGATTGCGCCAATGATCGAAAGCGCCAAGCGCAACCTGGCTGACTATTCGGACAAGCTGCGCGCCGCCGCCTCGGCTGTGGGTGGCGACGCCGTCATTGCCAAGATAAAGGAAGAAGGCCGGACCATTCAGAAGCTCTGGTCCGACTACAAGGGCGACGAGACGGGTCTCAAAGACCTCTTGCGCGGTTCCATCGTGATTCATTCATCTGCCGAAGTTCCCAAGGCCATAGAGGCCATCAAGGCGGCGTTTGGCAAGGACGCGGTGGTTAAACTCAAAGACCGTTTTGCGAAGCCAACGGAAGAGGGTTACCGCGATGTCCTGATAAACGTGCAAATGCCCGACGGACATATCGCCGAGGTCCAGATCCATACGCCAGAGACGATCGCATCCAAGGACATTGGCCACCATCTGTACGAGCTGAGACGGGACCTTGATCCAAAGAAGGACGGCGACCGCATCAAGGAACTGACAGCGGCCCAGTCCGACCTGTACGGGGCCGCCAAAGACGCCGAGAATCAGCGTTTGACGGACGAGTCGACCAGGGCGGCGAACTCGGCTGGTGGCACCTTGTCGCCGAAAGAGCTCACGCGCGCCGGCGGGAATGGGTCCTTGGAGCCGCCCCAGAAATTCCAGCAGGAGCCATCCGGGAACCGGACGGCCGGGACGCCGTCGACGTCGAAGAAGACCGAACCGGGCGGGACAGAGGCGAGTACTTCGGCACCGTTCATTGCTTCTCCTTCCGAACCAATAGTAGCAAGTAAGCCTGCCAGTGACAAGGCCGGCAAAGGGCAAACCAGTCCCAAGAAAAGCCGGGAAAAAGTAGATCAACTCCTGGCACCGGTAGAAGAGCGGCAGCGTGTCGGTGCTCACGAGGACGAGATCGACCGAGTTTTTGGCGACGGCACCGCCAAGAAGCTCCAAGACCGGGGCATCGTTCGGATTATTCCTTCAGACCAAAGCGCGTTGGGCGACAAGCTCGACCCGCGCGCCCAGGCTATGTACATAGCAGCCAGGAACGGCGAGCCGGCCCACGTCGAAATCTACACTGATCGCGCTGATCCGCATACATCGCCGTCGCTCATGATGCACGAGGTCGGTGAGCATTACGGCCTGTCGCGCATGCTTGGTTTTGACAAGTACGCTCAGCTGCTTAAGGACCTCAAGGATCGTGCGCAGACCGACCCAGAGATCAAGAAGGTGTGGGACACGGTCAAGAAAAATTACACCTTCCCGGCCGGGCACGAGAAGTCTGGCCAGCTGATGATGGCAGAGGGTGGCCAGGCTTTCATGCGCGAGGTGGCAGCCCACCTGGTGGAAACAGGCTACGACCGCGGTCCTATCGGAAAGATGATGGATGGCGCCAAAGCTTTCCTCTACAAGAATTTCGGGATCGGCAAGGTGGACGCCGGCGTCCTGCGAGGCCTGACTCGTTCGGCGCTGCGATCGGCGGCCAACGGATCCATGAAGGCCGTGCAGCCCATGGGCAACGCTGCGCGGATGGGTTCGGACGAAGGACCAGACTGGGTGGGAGCGCGCAACCCGACGGCGCTTTACAAGGGCCGTCTCAAAACGGTGGCGCACGAACAAGAAAAACCATTGTTGTCGGATTGGGAGACACACCAAACCGAGCCGGACAAGGTCGAGCAAAACGTCGGCGTAATGAGCAAATACTCGAACTTTAAGGGTCTTGATGGCACGCCGATGTCCAAGGCCGAGCAAATGATCAACCACATGAAGGACAATCTCCTGTGGTTGCACGATCAGTTCTCGGATCAAATACGCGGCCGCGCCAAAAAATGGTACGACGGCGCCAACAATATCTCCAACAGATTCGCCAAGCGGTTCGATATCACCACGCGACAGTCTGCCGGCATGCTTGCCGCGCTCTCACCAAAGACGCGTTGGGACGTAAACGTGTCTCAGATGGAGCGTATTGCGACAGCCCTCAAAAAACACATGGACCGGCCGTGGACTCCGGAGATGGACGCTAACGCTCGCGCTTTTGTCGAGCGCAGCACGAACCCAAAGGGAAGGGCGTTCAACCAATCGCTCTACGATTCGGTCAAAGGGAAGACGCTTCGTGAACTCGAAGGCAATGACCTTGGCCAAGCCATGTGGATCAAGTCGTTCGATGAGGAGCACAACGATCGGCGCTTCCGTCTTGTTACTCCGGAAGGCGGCTTCGCCGACTTTGCAAAGACCCCCAAGGGTGGCGAAGAGGCCGTCACCGCGTGGGGCGCCGGATTAAAGCCAATGGCCAAGGCCATATCCATATTCCACGACGGATCGCGATCAAACATCAGCGCGCAACTAGGCGAGATGCACAAGGTCAGAAATTTCTACCACAACATTGTCGACCCCAACTCGCCGCACGGATTCCTGACGGCAGATACGCACGCAATGGCAGCAGCCTTGTTGCGCCCGCTTGGGCAATCCGATCTTGAGGTGGCGCACTTGTTTGGTAGCGGACAACCTGGGGAACCAGGACCAGCACGATCTGCTGCTACCGGTATCCGCGGTGTTTACCCGCTAGTTCAAGAGGCGTATCGTCGAGCGGCCGTTGAGCGACAGTTGTTGCCCAGAGAGATGCAGTCAATTTCTTGGGAAGCTGTGCGCGGCATGTATGAGGCCGCATCAAAGAAGGGGATGAAAAGTGAAGCGGACAGGATCTGGAATGAAGCAAGCGCGGGGAAGATCAGCCCAGATCAGGCCCGCGAACAACTCAGAGCCCTCTCAGGCGGCGTCCGCGAACCGGAGTGGCGAGGATACGGTTCAGAAATACATGCGGGAAAACGGGATTCCTCTTACGCCGGAGAATTATCTGGCGATGGGCAACGACCAGGACGAGAGCAAAGACCCGGAACTGTCGAGCATGGTGCCAGCGAACCTGAAGAACTGGGGAACGCAGCCAGACTAAAGGAAGAAGAAAAGCAAACCGATACGCCAGCTTTTAAGCGATGGTTTGGGAACAGCGTCGTTCATGGTGGCCGTAGATTTGAAAGCGTTGTGCCTCCCAAAAAACCAGACGTTGAAGCCGAACGCAAAATCAACGACGAGCGATATGCAAAAGCCTCCTCTTCGGACGACGAATACGGACGCAGTTTTGCGGAAAAGTATTACGGCAAGAAAGCGTTTGATTCGTTTATTCAGCGGATGCAGGATGAATACGATTCTTTCCACGCCGCAAAAAATGAAGCGATGAAGCGTCGTGAGCCTCGGCCCATGTATCACGCTACAACTGCCAATGATATCGAGTCATTTCGTCCAGGCGTAGAAAGAGACGGAGTTGCTGGAGCAATTTTTACGGCCGCGAATCCGCACGATGCGATTGGAGTGTCGGAGTTTAAGTACGGCAAAAACCCTGAGGGCCTCAACGTCCACAAGCTGTATGTGCGAGCGGAAAATCCATGGGATCCAAATAACAAACAACACGTTGAAGCTCTAGCAAGACATCTTGAAAAAAACGATCCTGGCATAGACAAGTTGCCGCCTTACCGGGACGATGATGGTCAACAAATGAAATCGTCTTTGCGTGATCGTTTGAGCATGGGCGATTGGCAAACGATTGAACGGCCGGAAGCGCAAAAATATATTCGTGGGAATCACGACGGATTTTACGAGAGAGAGCATAACGCCAGCGATGAAACTCTCGCGGTGTTCGACCCCAAGCAATTGAAATCCGCGACAGGTAACAAAGGCACCTGGGACCCGGAAGACGGCCGCATTTCTTACAGCCTCAAGGCTCCCGATACCGATGAATTCAAAAATTGGTTCGGAGATAGCAAGGCCAAGGATGATGAAGGCAACCCGATTCGCGTATACCGTGGCGAGCATGGCGAGACGGATCAGGAGATCCAGTCTCGCAGGGGTTCCATATCATTCGGTGACAAGGAAGCAGCCAACGCTTATGCGCAAACGCCGAACGACCTGAAGTTAGACGGTACGGCAGAGCATTCGCGTGTCATACCCGCTTACCTTAGGATCGAAAAGCCATGGATCAACGATAAGACAGGCGATCCATTTGTTGATATATCGCACATAGCAAAGACTCTTGGCCCAGAAGAAGCCAAGCGTGTTGCTCTTGAGCATGCCGACATCATCCAGGGGACCGACAACTGGCAAGAGAACTTCTCCGGCAAATACGATTCTGTCGCTGACATGGTTAAGCGAAATCCTGGCGAGATCAACAAGCTCTACATGGATGCCTATCATTTGCTTGACGACAAGGACTTTGTCAAAAAATTAAAGGACGCTGGATTTGATGGAGCAATCCATGGGGGCAATGGCGAGACAGCAGGTGGTACCGAATACAAAGTGTTCGATAAGTCACAGATCAAGTCTGCAATAGGCAACAGTGGCGCGTTCGATAAAAACAATCCGAGCATCCTGTACTCGATCCCTGGGCAGCAGCAGGCGCCGGAGCTAGCCAAAAAGCCAGGCATCTTCAAGCGCCTCTGGGAATCTAATGTCGGCAAGCAGGTGCGCGACTGGAGCGAGGGCATCGTCCAGGACTACCTGTCGAAAGTATCACCCATGGTCCGCGGGTCCGAACGGTCCATGGCGATGGTCAAGGACTTTGCCAACCACATGCGCGAAGCGTCCTGGAACTATCAGCGGTTCCACGAGATCCTGACCAAGGATTTCACGCCCGAGCAACTCAAGCGGATGTGGGAAGCTGGCGACGAAGAGAACGACATGCGCCGCACCGGCGCCGCTGAGGATCCCACCAAGGGCCTGGCATCTCTCCCGAAGGATCAGCAGGACGTCATGAACTTCCTGACTGCGCACGGCGAGGCGCTCATGCAGCGCGCCAAGGCCGCCGGCATGTACGAGGGCAGCGGCGTCGACTACTGGGTCCCCCGCGTGGCCGCCTTGATCGGTGAAGACGGCGAGGTCGGACACCTCACGGAGTTTGGCAACCGCGGCACGGGCCCTGGCGGCCTGACGACCAAGTCAAGCAACCTGACAGGCCGCAAGCACCTCACAACGGCCGAGGCTGAGGAGGCGCTCAAGGCAAAATTCGGCACCGGCGCCGGCTTCATCAAGGACATCCGCACGATGCCGATCGCCATGGCCCGCCTGGAGAAAGCGATCGCCGGGCGCGAGCTCGTCAACCGGATTCAGGAGCTCTCGCAGGACCTGGCCATGGATCCGCGCGAGTTCGTCACGTTCGATCACCCGGCCCTCAAGAGCTATCGGGCCGAGGAGGACGAGAAGGGAAAGCTGAACTGGACGGTCAGGCAGCGGATGATTCCCAAGGAGTTCGAGGGACCGCTCAAGGCCGTGCTCACGCAGCCGTCGGGCAAGATCTACAAGGCGCTGCTGGCCATGAAGAACGGCGCAACCACCGCGATCATGTGGAGCCCGTTCATTCACCTGGGCGTGGAGGTCGGCCGCGCGTTTCCGGTCATGGGCTTGAAGATGCTGCCTGGCACCGGCTTCTGGAAGAGCGGGCGCGCGATGCTTCAGGATCCGGAAAAGATGCAAAAGTTCATCCGTGCCGGCTATGTCCCGATCGGGCGCCAGGGCATGTACGAGGACATCACTTCGATCGGCCGAGAGCCGGACCTCGAGAAGGGTCGCGGACTTCTGGCCAAGGGTATTGGGGGCGCGGTAGGCCTGGTGAACAAAGGCGCCGGCGAAGCTATCAAGGGCGGCATCGACCGAGCCGGAGACTTTGTCCACGGCACCTTGTTGTGGGACCGGGTGGCAGAGCTCCAAGCCGGCATCGCCAACGAGATCTACAACCGCATGATGAAGGATGGTCACAGCGATCGGGCCTCTGCCCTGGTGGCTGCGCACATTGCCAACCGGTACGCAGGCGCGCTGCCGCCAGAGTCGATATCGGCCATGGGGCGCAAGGTTGCCAACGTGATGATGTTCTCCAGGTCGTTCACCCTGGGGAACCTTGGTGCGATGAAGGACGCAATCTCTGGCCTGCCGCGCGACATCAAGTCCCAGCTGCGCCAGGAGCTTAATCAGGAGGAGGCGGGCAAGGCGATCTCGTTCGCGGCCCACAAGGCGCGCGCCGGTGTCGCGGTTGATATAGCACTCATGTATGGCCTCAACGCCATGCTGCAGGTTGGCATCGGCGCAATACGCGACAACAAAGACAAGGACCGCGCCTGGTACGACACCCAGGGGCTTGGGGATCAGTGGGAAAAGTACACCAACCTCTTGCACGAAAGCACGCAACAGGTGTTCGACCATCCGATCCATACGGTCCTGAACCCGCTCAGCTGGCCCGACACGATCAAGTCGTTCCTGCCCCAGGGCGAGAACGAGGAAGGCAAGCGCGACCGCTTCCTGATGGGCCACGACGAGGACGGCACCGCTGTCTACGGCCGCACGCCGTTCGGGAAGATCGGCGAGGAGATGGAGGGATGGTTGACCAAGCCAGGAACCATGCTCAAGAACAAGATGTCAACCCTGGCCAAGCCGGTAACGGAAGCGTTCGCCAATCAAGACAACTTCGGCCGCCGGATCTATCGGCCAGACGACGACCTGGCAACCGCCGGCGCCAAGATCGCCAAGCACTTCATACAGGCGCAGCTGCCAATGCGAGAGATAGAGGCCTTGCATAACATGCTCACCGGCAACGGCAAGACTCTCGACGCCTCGACGATTGCCGGTCCGCTGATCCCGCCTCCCCTTACCGTCACGACGAGCAAGGGCTACCCAGGCGGCGAAGCGATGGGCGCCATGCACTCCGATCAAACGAGCCACCAGATGGACGTGCAAGAGGCAAGGCCAGACATCATCAAAGCGATCAAGCAGGGCGACACCGAGAAGGCCGAAAAGCTCATGGACGAGAACAACATCTACGGCAAGGAGCGCCAGATGATGTACCGGGCAGCCAATACAGTTGGCCTTAGCAAGTCACAGCAAAAGAAATTCTGGAGAGGCGCAACTGAGGCTGAGAGGTCTCACTTGCAGTCTGTGCAGGAACGATCCCAGTATTGACCATAACGTAAGCGCGTGAGACGCTTGGAGGCTATATCATGGACACAACTTTGGAACTCGAGGACTGCAAAATGGCTGATGTCAGCACGGAACGCTTGCTCGGTGAGCTCACCGGGACCATCAGCGGTATAAAGGAGTCACTCGTGAGAATTGAGCGCAAGCAAGAAGATCACGCGGAACGGATGGAAGAGATCGTCAGGGCCCATGACGAGGTCAAGGCTGAAGCCAAGATGGGCATCAAGATCCTGGCCGCCGTCGCCACCGCATCCTCGGTTGGTGGCGCCAGCGTACACCACCTGATACAGGGGCTACTCAAATGAATTTCGACGACGCGATCAACATAGTCCTGAACAACGAAGGCGGCTACGTCAACAACCCCGCAGACCCTGGCGGCGAGACCAAGTTCGGCATCAGCAAGCACGCTTATCCTGACGTGGACATTGCCAACCTCACGCGAGAGCAGGCGATCGCCATCTACAAGCGAGACTTCTGGGACCGGGTTCAGGGCGACACGTTACCCGCTTCGATCGCGTTTCAGATCCTGGACTTCGCCGTCAACGCAGGCCTGAGCACGGCGATCCGCAAGGCCCAGTTTGTTGCCGGTGTAGCCGATGACGGGAACTGGGGCCCGATCACGCGAGCAGCGGTTGCAGCAATCAGCCCGAGCGTATTCTGCGCAAGGTTCGCGGCCGCCAAGATCCGCTTCTACACGAAGCTCACCACGTTCCCTACCTTCGGCGCCGGCTGGATGAACCGCGTCGCCGAGGATCTTGACTACGTCGGTGCGTGATGAAGCTCATCAAAGACTGGCTTACGGAGTCTGACGGGATCAGCTACTGTCCCTGGAACTTCATCGGCATCGTGGCAGCGTGTGGTGCCACCTACAAGTTCATGACGCTGACCCCGCCTTTCGATTCGAGTTTCTTCGTGCAGTTCGGCCTGTGCATTGCTGCCATCATCGGATCGATAATCGGCAAGCGTGTCAGTGAGCGTGGGGAGGGTGACCCGAAATGATGTACCTCACGCTTCTCAAGTACGGTATCGTGGCCACCGTCGGCGCGATGCTGATGCTGTTTGTCTATGCCACGCCTCTAATAGACGGGCTTGAGAAGCAGATCGCCCAGATCAAGGAGGCTGACGCTGAAGCAACAGCAACGCTGTTGGCCCAGGCAGCAGCTAAACAAAGGGAGTTCGATGATGAACGCATCCGTATCACAACGCAGTACCAGGCCGAGCGTCAAGCGGCCGATAAGCGCGCTGCTGACTTGTCTAGTCGCGTCGTGCTGCTCAACTCCGCCATCGACGCCTTCGCCAAAAGTGGATCTGTCGGTGTGCCCCAAGCTGGAAGTGGCCCCGGAGATAATGAAGTCTCCTACAGCCTTGCAGGAATGGTCAAAAGATGTAACGTCCTACTTCAACGAGGTCAGCAACTTGGTGACGGCGCAGCCATCCAAATCCGCGCCCTAGAAAGCAATCTTGGAGCAACACGATGATTATCGACACGAATCAACTGCTACTCGCCCTGGGCGTATTCCTGGGCATCCTGCTGGTGCTTACGGCCTATCACATGGCCACGAAGAAAAGCACCACGTCCACGCCGCAAGTACCGGCACCGGCACCGGCACTGCCGACCAACACGCACACGCCGCCTGAGTACCCTCGCATTTTGGCAAGCCTTCCCATTGCGCCGCCCACTCAAGCGGAAGTCAAGGTAGCCAAACCGCAGATGGTTGTTCCCACCCAGGCCCATGCCGCTGACCAGCCCCATGAGATTTCTTCTGCGCACGTCAAGGCTGCGGCAGACATCGCCGTGGTGGCCAAGCAGCTGCATACGCCCGACGCTCCTGCGCATGTCCAGGAGGCCGCTACCACGCTATCCAAGGTTGCTCAGCGCCTGGCAGTAGTAGGCCTGCAGCATGCGGAGGACTCGGCGCCGAACTCTCCGCACCGCGACCTTTGATGTTCTGTGGTTGAGAAAGCCGCCCGAGTTGGGCGGCTTTTTTATTTGACGGGCCGCACTTGCAGGTAGAACAGCGGGCGGTCTAGTGGTCCTGGTTTCGTAGGTTGGCTTGGATCCAGGAACCGCTCGACGGAGAAAAGCTTCCATCCCCAACCGATAGTCCATGACTTCCAAAACGCCCGGAAGGTGTGGCCTTTTTCAAAGTAGACCAGGGGGTTGTTCGCGAAGTCCGGAGACAGTTTGTAGGACCAGGTTCCAACGCCGTGGTTGCCCAACCGATACATGGTGCAGTTCTGGCCGCCTATGGCTGGGGCCATGCGCCAGAACAGCGTGTAGACCTGGTTGCGCCAGCCCAACCAGTACCACTGTTTCGCGCGCCAACCAAAGTGGTTGAACCACCACACCACCGCCGGCTCGTACATTCCCTGCTGGGGGCCCAGGTCGTCGTACGTCTCCAGCCAGCGCAGGCCGACCGGCATCCGGCCCGTGGTGCGATCCTGAAACCAGACGGCCACCAGCATGATGAAGGGCACCGTTGGGAGCGCCGCCAACATGATCAGGAGTTGGGCAAGCCAGATCATGTAGATCATCGCCGCTTGACCTGCTTCTTGGCCTTCTTGGGCAGCTTGCCGCCCTGGTCGGCCTTGATGAACTCCTTGCCCACCTTGGCGGGGATGCCCAGGGTGGACTTGCCGGCGGCCGCAGCGCCCATGGCGGCGCGCTGGGCTTGCGAGACCGGAGGCATCAGCGCCCCCGGCCAGCGCGGTAGCTTGCCGGCTTCTTGAGCGGCGTTGCCTTGGCCACAACCTTCATGGCCTTGTGCTCCTTCTTCTCGTTCTTCTCGAAGGCAGCCTTCATCCCAGGCTTGATCATCGTGCGCTCGGTCTTTTCGGCCTTTTCGAGCTCTTTCTTGGCTTCCGACATAGGACGTCCCATTTCATTCTCCTGGTAGTTTCTTCCACAACCGGGCCGCGTTGATGACTTCTTGCTTTGCCTCATCAGAGACCTTGCGGCCAAACTTCGCCTCTATCTTGCGAAGATACTCCGCAGCCCTAGTCTTGTCACCAGCCCTTACCCAGGACACGATCAGGACAAATTCATTCCAGGCTGCTTCCCTTTCGAAGGCCCAGGCTTCCTCCTGGCTCACTTGCCGCGGACGGCCATGGTCTCTTCCATAACTGCCACCGCTCCGGGCAGGATCTTGGACATGTTCGTTTTCATGGTCTTGGCCAGCCGATCAAGGCCAGGCTGGTGGATCTTGACCACGTCCTCAAGCTCGTAGGGCGAGGAAGCCAGGGAGGTCAGAAACTGGGACAGGTTGGTGACCTTGCCTTTCCAGGTCTCCCGGAAAGATGCCCCTGCAAGGGCCGTAGGAGCCGCCTGTTCGATTGGAGCGGACACAAGCTGGGCAGTTAGCTCAAGGGCGTCAGCCTTCTCTTCCTGCCCCTTTTCGCGCGCCTTATCGGCCTGTTTTTCCAGCCGGGCCTTTTCCTTTTCGGCGGCCAGGATCTCGAGCCGGCGCACCTCTTCAAGTCGCTTGGTCTCTTCCTGACGAAAGATAACTAGAGCCCGCTTGAGGGTCTCCTCAGCCTGAAGGACCATGGCCTCGGCCTCCCGATACTTTTCGCGGACAGCCTTGACCTGGTCGTTAAGCGGCGCCAGTTCGGCGCTTTTGGCGTCCACGATCGTCTTGTTCAGCGTCTTGACCTTGCCAAGTATGTCGTTGGCGCTGACCGCTTCGTCCGCGCTGGCGATCTTGTAGCTGGCCTCGATGTGAAGCTCGATCACTTTGGCCCTGACGATGTCAATTGCGTTATGTGATTCCATGTTTTTCCTTGAACCGATATACGGTGAGTGATGACATGAACACAGACCAGTCACCCGGATCCAGCATAGGGTCGACCTGGTACATGCCGTTAGGTTGCAGACGAACGATTGCCCGCTGCGGCATCTCTACGCGAGACAAAAGTCCCTCTTCTCGCAGGAGCTCGACGTAGGCAGCCGTCTGTGGTCCGTGACACGGGTCAGTGCCGCCGGTCTTGACGTCCAGAAGAACGCGTGGTCGCTTGCGTATCTGCTTCCAGCTGCCGAACGTGTCCGGAGTGCCGGCGTATCCCCACCTGTGCGAGTACAGGGTTGGCTCATTGATGAGGGGCTCGTACTGATGGTCGTCGCAAAACCGTTTCCAGGCTCGCAGGTACGGCATGTAATCCTGGTGGACGGTGCTTTCGTCCAGGTCGTCCTGGTTGTAGAGCTCAACAGCCTTGTGGACCATCTTCCCCCGTACGGACGCCTCGGCAAGCATGCCGTCTGGCAGGCGTGCGATGAGCGACAGGTCACGCAAGATCTGCGTCACGCTGGGCACACGCACGCCGCCCATACGGTACTCGTGGCTGGCTTCGTCAAACGTGAGCTTGTCAGTCACTTGTCTCTGGCCTCTATCATGTCGTCAGCCAGGCCGTAGGCCCGCTCGGCAACATCAATCATGCCTCGCGGGCCTGGCGGCTTTAGCTTGAGCGCGGTCTCGTACAGGCGGATGGCAAAGTAATCTCGCAAAGTCATCCCGCTTGAACCTGCACCTTCCGATGGGAAGGCTTGCTTTTCAATGTCCGAAAACATCGCCGTCCTCAGTACGGTATATCGCTGTCGTCTTCCTCAGCCGCGGGAGCAGGCTTGGCCTTGCTCTTTGACTGCGGCGCCTGGGGCTCAGCCGACGGCTTTGCCTTGGATGCGCGAACGCGAATGCCGCCGATTAGCTTGCCGCCAAAAGACACGTTGGGATCCGAATAGCAGACCACCTTCCTGCCGATCCAGTCGTCGCTGTCGTCGGAGTTGAAGATCTTGGAGAGCAACTGCAGGTTGGTGCTGTTAAGCACCATGGGCTTGGTCTCCTCAAGCAGGAGTACCCACTTGTCTTCGGGCGCCTCATCGGTGCCAACGTTTTGTTGCTCCACTCCGGCTATGGTCACCAGGATGGCGGGTTCGCAATCTTCCTTTTTCAGGAACTTGCTGGGGAGCATTTCACCTACGCGCGGCATATCGTGTCCTCTCGTTTCAGGTTGTGTCGTCTCGACTCGTTTCAGACGCCATCAGTTGACGGCGTGGGGCGGAGCATGGCATAGTCCGAAACACGAGTCAACCGGTAGTTGACCAGGGAGAGGACATGATCACGGTAATCAAAGGTGCGGCTGTAGTCTTGGTAATTCTTCTTGCGTTTGCCCTGGTGGGCAACGAGGACCTCAAGGAAGAGAAGCGCCAGGCTGATGTGCAAAAGGCGTTCAATGAAGGGTACCGCGTTGGGGTGCATTCGGGCGGACGCGAGGCGGCGCGGGTAAAGTGTGCCCCTATGTCTCGAGGATTCTGATCCCATGGCGCCAAAGCATCAACTTCCTCTTGATCCGGTACACGTCAGTCCGGAACCCCTTGGCATCCTCGACGACAACCTTCCCGTCCTGCCGATAAACGAAGTCGGCAACGTACGATATCGCTCGTTCTCCCTCCTGCTTTGGGATGAGTTCGTACGACACCTGGGTCCGCAGGTCAGTTATATGCCCGGCCTTGTTCTGCAGCGAGAGCTCTGCGTAGCGACGCGCTTCCTTCTTCGAGGCGAACCCGTTCGTCTTGATGTTTCCAAACTTGGACATGGTAAACCCGCGATTGACGTTGATGGTTCGTGAATTGTATCCTCGCCAACCATGAGAACAGTCGACGCGATTTCATTTGCAGGTGGCCGGCCTTACCACCTGAGGGACCTGTTCATCGAACACGGTGAACCGATCAGCAAGCAAGCCATCAACCGCTGGGTGCGTACTGGCGAGATCCCGGCCAGGCGCATTTTGCAGTTGCAAAAGTTCAAGCCCCAATGGTTCAAAAGGAGTGCCATGGCATCGATCAAGAATTTTCCAAAACCCAAGCGCCAGACAACGGAGGCCATTGAGAAGGCCCGCAAGGCGCGAGGCAAGCCTACAAAGCTCAACCCCAAGGGCCCGCCGTTCCGTGCGCGCGTCAACGGGGATCCGGAGGAGAAGTTATGACCTGCGAACACAAAAGGTATTTGGACCAGCCGGACCTGCATAGTTTCAACGTGGACCGGTTTTGCTTGGACTGTGGTGGCAAAGGATCTATTGACTTTAATGGTGATGTTGTCTGGCCCATCAAACCGTACGCCGATCCGGTTCAAAAAAATCCGGCCACGGTCGAGGAAAAGCCCAGCATGACACCGGGTTATAGGGTCCTGTCTCAGGAAGAGAGCGGTCTGGTGTCAATGATCCGCCAGCACGGGGTGGCGTGCGATTTTCTGCTCAAGATGCTGGGGGGCAATGGGGCCGATCCGCACTGGCTGGCTATCGCGCGTACCCAAATGCAGCAGGGGGTCATGGCAGCCGTGCGTGCTGTGACAAAGCCGGAGTTTTTCTGATGGAAAAGATCAACGATCAGATTGAACGCATGGCTCGCAGTGCCAAGCGGCACATCAGGTACGAGCGCGAGAAGGCGATGAAGTGGATCGGCGAGTGGAATCTGAGGCGGCCATCTATCTATCCGTTCTACACTTCTAAAGCTCTGAGCGCCATGTGGGAGGCGCGGTTGTTTAGTGATGCCGCGCTTAAGGACTACGAGCATCCATTCACAACCGAGCAAATGAACGCCAAAGTTGCTCTGCGCATTCCGTCGAGGTTTGCATGATCACCCAGGAAGAATTGAACCAGAAGCCGCTCACCACGACCCTGGTTCCAATGTTCGATGAGAACAGGCCCAACGTGTTCGCTTTCATTGCGCGCTTCCCTTGCGGCCTCAATCAGGCCTGGGCGATCGTTGGCCCGGAACATGTAGTCGACGACGCCTGGATCCGCGGCGCCCTGGAGAAAGTCCTGGAAGCCATGATCGCTGACCTGCGAGAGGGCCGTAGCGAGCCGATCGTCAAGCGCAACAAGCAAGCGTTCCGCGAAACGAACTGGAACAGCATGACCGCCTCGGTTCAAAAGCTTTTGGTCGACTGGGAGGAGCGTCGCCGCGCCTGGGCGCGGGCGCATGCGGCGCCTACGGTGATCCAATGAACGATCCCCACCTGATGTCCAGAATCGCCAGCCTGGAAAATCAGGTGGCCAGGCATAGGCTGGAAATGCAGCGCATGGCTGAGCGACTTGAAGCTGTTGAACGCGATAGCCGGTCCCATGCCCATTCCCTGGTGCGGATATCACAAGTAGTATCCGACCTTATTGGAAACAGGCAGTCAAAACCATGACCGAGATAGAAAAACAGTTCCCCCTGGACAAGGCCGCCAGGCCTTTTGGTTTGACCATGAAGGAAATCGACCTGGTCTTCCATTATCTGCGTACGGGCAACGTGGTCAAGGCGGCCATAGAGGCCGGCTATTCCGAAAAGTCGGCCAAGAACGCCCATCGAGTCCTGCGCAAGGAAAACGTGGCCACGTTCCTCCGGGCCCAGGTCCAGAAGCGTTTTGATGACGAACGGATGGAAAACGGGGAGATCCTTGCCAGACTGGCCCGTATAGGCCGTATGGACCCCCGCAAGCTCTTCCGGGAGGACGGTAGCTATGTACCCATGGCCGAGCTCGACGAGGGCACAGCGGCCTGTTTAAGGGCTTACGAGACCGAGTTGGAATTCCACGACGATGGGGCCCCGCCGACCATGATCCGTAAGGTCAAGTTCGCCGACCCGGTGCCGGCCCTCAAGATCCTGGCCCAGGTAAACCAGTTGCTGGCTCCTGAGCAGGCTCAGATGAACGTTTTCATAGATCTGGACTCTCGGATGGATCAGGCTCGCCGTCGTCGCGCTGAACAAGTCGCAAAAGAACAGGGCGGGAAATCCAACCAGGTTGTCTCAGAGCAGTAGCCCGAGAACCCTTTTCATACGGGTTGATCCATAGGGCGGCCCACTCCTCGATCCCAGGGCAATCGCACTCAAAAACGTGCTTGCCCTTGTGGATCGTGCAGAGGTAGTCATCGCAGCATTCGCAGTTGACCCAGGCCGCCAGGCCTTTGCGCTTTGGCTTCACAAAAACGGTAGGCATTCGCTGTTCCCAAACTCCCTAAACCTCAGGGATCTCCTGTCGATCCAGAACTTGAAGGTGCCGCGGTAGTCCCAGTGCCGCTGCTTGTCTACGACGACCATGACGTCTGGCTGCTTGCGCACATCGTCATCGTCCTCGCCGTTGTCGATCTTGGTCTCCTTGGGCTTGTTGCGCCATACCACCAGAAGGTTGTCGACCATGTCTGGAGCCGCACCCGTTCCTCTGGCGTTGTACCCGTTGGGGATCTTTCCCTCGTCCCCGCCCTCCGGCTTGGTGCAGTGTGCTACCAGGTGGATGTGCATCCCGGTTGTCCTGGAGATGGTGGTGCAGTCGGCAACAAAAGACTGATGCTCCTCTGTCCTCTCGTTGGATGTCGAAAGGATCATGGTCAAGTTGTCCAGGACAAAATGCCGGCACTCGAGCTCGACAGCACAGTACCGCATGATGGCCAGCAGATGCTTGGGCGGCACCCGGCCAGTCACGTCGTAGATTGTCATACTGTTGGATAAATGCTCCACCGCTTTTTCAACCGATGCTCTGTCTGGTCCCTGCTTTGCCAGGGCCTGTTGCACGGTCTTCTTGAGCAAGATCGGCGCCGGCATCTCCAGGGAAGCGACGGCCACGTTCAATCCGCGGCACGCCCAGCTGGTCACAAGCTCGTTGATGAAGGTCGACTTGTAGCTCTCCTTGTACCCGACCCACAGGCTGACCTCTCCTGGCCGAAACTGCATGAGGCCATGCGTCTTGATGGAAGGCATGCGGTCACCCTTGCAGCTGGTGTCCCGAAACAGTTCTTGCACGTCGTCCAGGAAGGCTGCCGGGCTACGCAGGAGGTGGGAGTCTTCTGGTATCCCCCAACGGCCAACGTCAACCGTGCGCCCGTCGCGGATAATCTTATTCCCGGAAGCCGTTTCATTCGCCATCTCTCTCAACCGCCTGTCAAGCGTCATGGCAGCATCCTCCACAAGATCAACGCAACTCCTACCCACAGCATCAAAAGTGATGCGGCAATCGCGCTCCTCATGCTTCCCCCTTACCTTGCATGGCGGCATCAGCGATATTTGCCAGATGTTGCTGCGAAAGAACAGACCCTAACCGCTTCCAGTTGTAAGGCTCCGAAATCCAGCGCCACCGCGCAGC